ACATATCGACGAGCGTCGCCGCCGTACCCTGGATCGCCGTCGCCATATCGGAGACGAGCGTAGAGAAAGACTTGGTATTGAGTCCCATGGATGCTCGCAAATTGGAATGGATGAAATGGGCTCATCGGCGGACGCCGATAGCCATCGAAGAAGTAGTTTGTAGGGCGTAACAGCGAAGTCGTTACGCCGCACGAGACATTCGCAAACAGTTAGGGCCATCGACGTCGTCACATGGCGCAAGGACTTCGCTGTTGCGCCCTGCAGGGCTACGTGCCGCACCCAATGCACGCACAAATGTGTCATTCCCGCGAAGGCGGGAATCCAGTGCGACGCTTGGTCCTGCATTTGCCTTGTGAGCGACCAACTGCCGCTACTGGATTCCCGCCTTCGCGGGAATGACAGCTCCCCATGGATAGCCGCCGCCCAAACTACATACCTTCCCCCACCTCGAACCCCAGCACCACCGCCTGCCCCGTCGGCGCGTCCGTGTACTGGATCAGGATCGACATCGCCGTCTGCTGCTGCGTTACCGTCACCTGCGGTGCGGGCGTCTGCGCTACCGTCGGCTCCAAGGCCAGATGCGCCTGCACCAAGGCCTGCACTTCCGCCGCCGTCACCGTCGAGCCCACGTAGCGCCCCAAGCCCGCCCCGTACTCCGGCTGGAACACATATGCGCCCGGGTTCGTACTCAAACGCCGCAGCACGCGCTGCCGACCGCGATCCGTACCGCTTACCGCCGCCACATCGCCCACCGGGCTCACGCCCAGGTCGCCGCCCATCCAATGGTTCATATCGGCCATTGCACCAAACATATATCCCTCCTTACTGCGGACCACCTGTCGTCGCGCTACCGCCCTGCACCCCGCCATGCACATGATGCTGCAGGCTCACTGCCCCCGCCGTCACATCGCCCGTCGCCGCCAGCGTACCGTTGATGGTCGCCGCCGCCCCGCCCGCGCCGCCGCTGATGCTCATGCCACCCTGCCCCGTAATCGCCTGCGTCACGGTCAAGGCACCCTTGATCTGAACCGGCCCTTGGTGCACCCACTGGCTCGCGCTGCTGTTCACGTTGCCGCTCACCGTGATGTTGGCGTTCTGGCCCACCGTCGCTGTCAAGCCCGCCTGCGTGTTCAGCACCACCGAACCATCGTTGTGGAACACCAGCGACGACCCGCTCCTGTGCACCAGCCAGAACTCACCCGACGGCACTGCGACGGGCGGGGCCAGACCGGTCCACAGGCGGCCCGCCACCATGCCCGCGTCGATGTCGCCCTCGGCGAACTGCAGCGCCACCCAGTCACCCGGCGAGGGCGGTGTGAACAAGCCCCAGCCATTGCCCACCCAGTTTGACGCCACCGGCAACCAGCCCGTCTCCACGTTCTCCGGCATCAACAGACACTTCACCGCGTAGTTGTTCGGGTCGTAGCTCCGCACCTGCGCCATGCGCATCTGCGCATGTGGATCGGCCAATTGCGCCTGCAGGCGCATCTCGTTCGTCAGCGCACCGATCATGCCTGCTCCTTCAAGCCTGGGCTCGCGTTCTTCGCCGTCAGAGTCATCACATAACCCTGGTCCTGCGACATCGTGCGCCGCACGCTCACCGGCCAATAGGTCTGGTCGAAGGCCGTCCCGCTGCCCACTACCTGCACCTGCAAACTCGTCGACAGCACGCTGTCGGCCGGCAGCTTCGCCTCCAGCCGCATCTCATGCTGCGCGTACTGCCCATACAGCACCCGCGCCAGATCGCGGCACTCATCGGGACGGTGGTTCACTACGCTCATCGTGTACTTGCGCACGGGCAGGCCGTTGCCGGGCTGTGCACCACCTTCCGGCCAGGTCGCCGAATACGGCTTGCCATCCCGGTTGTGCGCACTCACCACCGTCACGCTCACCCCACCCGCCAAGGTCAGGTCGCGGCTGAAGCGCAGATCCATCACGTTCGCCTGCGGCCAGCCTCGCGTCGCATCCGCCGCCTGCCACTGGATCACGTACGGCTGCCCCGGCGTCTCACTGCGTGGCTCGAAATGCAGCTCGTCGCCGCGCATGAATACGACGAAGCCCTCGCGCTCCGCCAACCAGCACAGCAAATCCCACTCGCTGCCCCCGTCCTGCTGGTGCGTCTTGTCGTGCTGGTAGTAGCTGCCTACCGTCGTCTTCGTCGGCGTCACCTTGGCGACGAACTGATGCGCGCCTGCGATGGCCGTCACCACGCCCGACGCCGTCTGGTTCGCGTACTTCGCCGTGCTCGGCGTATCGATCAGCACGCCCGTATTGTCGCGGCCCGAAATCGTCAACGTGCCCGCCACCGGGTCCAGCTCCACCGTATCCACGCGCCCCTGCAGCAAGCGTGCGTACTGCGAAGGCGACATCGTGTCAGGGGTGGCGGGCAAATCGGCCCGTATCTCCACCCGGATGCCCGTCTGCGTCACGAACCAGCTCGGGTCCATCCCCGCCGGCAGATGTGACGCCACGAACACCACGTGAAAGGTATCGGCCTCGTTGTAGACATTGTTCTCCACCTCGAACGACTCCCAGGCCTCCACCAGCGTGTCGTTAATGAAAACGGCGCCACGCGGGCGCCGTCCTATCGATGCGGGTACCGTCGAATTCACGCTATCCAAGCAAACCTCCCGAATTGTCTGCAGCCCTTGGTATCGTCACCGTCTGCACGCCCTGCAGCACCGGGTCGGTCAGATGATTCGCCCGAGCAATGCCCGTCCAGGCCGTCACGTCGTTGTACGCGGTCGTCGCCATCTTCATCAGGTTGCCGCCCACCGTCGGCACCGCCTGGCCAGCACCGCTTGCGTTCTGCAGATTGATCGCCAAGCGTCCCGTCACTGCCTGCAACTGGTTCAGCACAGGCAACTGCGTATAGCTCGCCAATTGGCTGCCCAAGCGGTTCACCGCCTGCGCCGCCGGGTTGGTCGGCAAGAAGCCACCCACGCCGGCCAGATTGCCCGCCGCGTTCGTCGCCGACGCCACCAGCATGGTCACCTGCGCCCGCACCACCGCCAGCGGCTGCAACACGCTTTGCAACTGTGCCCGCGTCGCACGGGCAAAGTCCCGCACCTGTTTCATCGCGTCATTCAAGGGCCCCATCAGGCCCTCCAGCTTCGGGTCGCCCACCTGCTTCGCCAGCGCATTGGCCTTCGCCGCATCGCTGGCAATCGCCGCATTCGCATCCTGCGCAGGCACAGGCGGTGCCAGCGCACCCGCGCTCACCACCAGGCAGGAAATCCGGTACGGCACCTCGTACCACTGCTCGAAGTCCGCCGTGAACTGCTCCACGATCACCGAATACTTGTACCGGTGCCAGGTCAGGTCCACCACCGTCCCCGCCACGCGCAAGGCATCCAGCGCATTGGCCTGGTCCACCGCATCAGCCCCCTGGAAGCGCCCGCTCCAGGCCAGGGCCGCATCCTGTCGCCCCAAGGCGTCCACCACGCGCGCACCACCCACCAGCTCGTGGACCGCCAGCCGTTGGCTACCGCCGATCACGATCCGCTGAGGCATCGCCAAACCCTCGAATTTCACGCTACCGAGCTGCAACTTCACCACATCCACCATCGAAATCCTCCTCGCCCCAGGCATTCATCACGCATAGGTCTGCATGGCCGTCGGCGGCGCATGCCGGCGCTTGTCGACGCCGGAGCCCGACACGCTCGGCTTCTGAAACTCCCGTCCCAAGGCATTGGCGACGACACGGCCCAGCTCCCTGCCATCCACCGTCATCGTTACCTGCTTCTGCGCCAGCGCGGCCATATCGGCATGCAGTCGTGCCAGCTCATCACGAATGGCCGCCAGGATAGAACCGGCTTGCAGCCCGTCCGGGCTGAACGCCTCGGTCGCCGCCTTCGGTGGCGGCGGCACGGATACTGGCTTGGCCGGCGCAGGCTGCGGTGGCTTGGGTGCCGCCGACACGGTTGGTGCATTTGGCGCAACTGGGGCAGCAGGCTTCTTCTCCTGTTTCAGCGGCCCCGGGTCGACATCGTTCTTATGCACCCAGTCATAAAGCCAGGCGCCGAACGATTTCTCGCCCAAGTGCGCTTCGGTCCACTCGTTGATCTTGCCGTTAAGATACCCACCGAATTTCCAGCCTCCGTAACCCGCCGCCGCAACGGCCGCGAACGCGCCAGCCCCGCCGCCCGCAAGCAGGCCGGCAGCACCACGCGCCAGCCCGCCGGCCAAACCGCCAAGATTAGCAACGATGGTCGGCACCACACCCGCCAAACCACGCAACAAGGGGCCCAAGCGAGCGACAATCCCCGTCCCGGCGCGCAGTAGCATGCCCCCCATGCGTCCCCAGGGCAGCGACTTCACGCCACGCAGCAAGAGGCCGCCGAGCCCTTTGATCTGCCTGGCAAGGAATGAAATCGGCATCTTGAGCAGCTTACCCAAACGCCCAAACAGCGAAGGTGCCGCCTTCATATCAGCGCCAAACAGCTTGGGAAATGCCGTCACTACCTCCGCGCCCGCCGCAGCCGCCCCCTTCCCTCGCAATAGGGAATATAAAGACTGGATCCAGCGCTTGCCCTTGATCGCGCTGATCGACAGGCCAAGCGCCGTAATGCCGGTCACAATCGCTGTCGTCGAATCGGGATGTGATGCCGACCAGGCATTGATGCCCGCAAGAATCTTGTTCAGCACGGCCAGCATCTGTTCATAGATGGCCTTGTAGCCCATCCCGGCATTGACGCTCAGGGTCTCCTTCGATGCCGCGAACTCATCGTCCTTGTAGCCGGACGTCCGCCTTACCTCGTCCGCCTGCTGCGCCAGACTCCCCCGAGACGCCATCCTCGCCATGATCTTGTCAAAATCCTTGCGCTTGGTTGCCAAGAGACCAAAGGCCTGAACTGCATCACCGGCGGGAAGGATCCTGCCCAGCTCGTTCACGATGGCGCTTTCGCTCTTCGCCCCCTTCTCGGCCAGCTTGGGCAGCGCTGCTGTTTGCAGCCATGCCGCCGGGTTGCGCTTGAGCAGATCGGCATCAACGACACTCTCCTCACTCAACTCATCGCGATGCAAAGTCCATTTCTCGCCAAAGCGCGCGCGTAGCCCTGCCTCGTTCTTTTGCTCGTCCACCAAGCCGAGCCGATGCATCTCGATACTTTGTTGCTTGGACAGCTGTCCCGACAGCAGCGCGCGAACGCCCGCGCCAATGCCACTACCGGCTTTTTCTGCGCCCATCTTGTCGATCAGCGGCAGCAAATGGCGCAAGCCATCGACATCGATATGCTGCGCCTCATTGGCTCCCACCGAGCCCACCAAGGACTTAAGCTTATTGGCATCCCAGTTGTTGTCGGTCGCCATGCGGGCCTGGCCCGCCATATCCCCCAAGGCCTTGATCTTGGTCAGATCGCCCTGCAGACCAAGACTCTTGGCGATGCTGACCAGCGAGTCGACCTCCCCGCGGCTCTTCTCATTATCGAGTCCATACAACGATTTGCTGACCACGTTGTAGTCGTTCAACATCGGCATGGCCTTGATTGCATCGGGGCCGTTGTTGAACATATCGGCTGCCGCACCGAACAGGGTCGCAGCCTCGATGGGCGTCGCGTTGGGATACTTGCCTGCCAGGATACTCCGCCGCATGGCATCGACCTCGCCCTGCGTCACCTTGCCAAGCAACTGAGTCTGGTCCAGCGAGCGCTCCCAGGTGATCCGCGCCCTGTTACCCTCCTTGATCGCTTCTTGTACTTTCGCTTGACCCTCATTTATCTGTGATAATGTCTCGTTCCACAGCTTGCTTGAGTCATCTACTTCACTCATAATCAACCCCCTATGAATTGATTTTCCTCATCGATACCATTCATTGAAAAACCTCACTGCTTGCCATCGAATGAGAAGAACGCGATGCATCATGATTGCCAAATTGGATAAGACACCATGATCCGGAAACATGCAGCAGCAATATTCATTACCGCCTTGTCGTTTATTACTAGTTGCAATGCCAATCCAACCACTCAGCAAGTTGGAATATGTTCAAATCCGCAGGCTCAAGCGCAGATTTCCGAATTTCTAAATACACTCTGGATCGCAGCTGCTGAGGAACATGACGCAAAGACGCATGACCCGACCAGTGCTGCCAAGCTCTTGCCATCTGCTATCATCGAGAAAATCAAAACAGGCACTTCCACCAAAATAATCGAAATTTATCCAAAGACAGCAGAAAACAAATTGCCCGTCGACTGCCTGGCAATTGTCAAGGCGACGATAACCACCGCAAACAAGTCATTCAAAACACCCGCCTTTCCGATGACTTATAGTGTTAATCAAAGCCGAGATGGAAAAATAAGTGTCCAATACTACAAGGGCTCGCCCGACTACGAACTTATGCAAAGCGTGGGAGAGAATCTTGCTCTGCCTTGACGCTTCAACCTCCAACGAGCGCCCTGAACCACTGAACAATCCTTGATCTTAAGGAATCGCGGCATTTTTCAAGGTCGAGAACGATATTGGGTGCACGGACCACGTGCATCGTAGTCCGGCACGATATTACCCCGCCTCCCGGCTCCGCCATCCCATGTTCGACCAATCGAACACGCCCCCGTCGAGTTCGCCCGCGATGATGCACAGCGCCGAGCGCATGGCATCATCGCATTCAACGGCAAACGCCCACGGCACGCCCTGGCGGGCCAGGTAAACCGCCTGCCTTAGCGGGGCGAGGTCGACGAGTTTTTTAGGTCGGCCGCCTCAATAGCCGCTTCCGCCTCGCGCACCTCGCCGATACGCGTCACGATGGCCTCCAGCGCCTGCTCGCCCACGCGCTGCAGTAGCGCCTCATAGGCCAGGACCGAGGTCGGCTGTACGATATTCTCGCCATCGATGGCACGCACCCAGGTCAAGGCGCCCATGATCAGGCGATAGTTCGCGTTCTCGCCGCCGAACACGCGCTCAAAACGCGCCTGGGCCAGGATATCCGGCGCCTTGATGGTGAACTCGCGACCCTGCGCGTCCTTGAGCTTGCACAGGTCGACGGGCGCGACTGGTGTTTCCAGCAGCTTCGGCGTTTCGTGGTGAACGGTAACGTGAACGGGCTTGTTGTGGTCGTGCATGGTGTCCTCTTACTAATCGATTGCATGGAA